AAAGATCGTCAATAAAAGCCAACGATCATAGAGAAGAATATGTAATGGTCGACATGAATACTGACGAATTTTTTAACGTCAGCAACATTGATCCACTTTACAGTAAACGCTAAAAATAATGACCCTACGCACAGTAGGGTTATTATAGCAAGGTCTTGACAGAGTGCCAGAATCTTGCTATAATAACACATACACAGATAATTGTGTATATTTTTAAACTTTAAAAGGAGACTTAAATGTCAAACATTCAACAAGTTATTATCTCAGCAGAATCTGCGTTAGAGATTGTAGACATTGAAACACTGGGTGCTGATCTTCAGCGTATTGGTCATAGGCTGGCAGGCTTGGGTCAATACTTGGAACAAGAAGCAGACATCAACATCACACATTTAGATGATGATTACACAGATCTTACTTGTGGTGACATCAGTGATGAACTGTTTATGTTAGCGGGTTTAGTTAAAAAACTAATTGACGCACACAGCGGCATTTTACTTGAAAATTATCTGCGTGATCGTCCCGCTGACGAAATCGCAGATTAAACTAATAGTTGACAGAGTGCCAGAACTCTGTTATACTATAGGTGTAGTGTGTAATTCAGCACACTACACATTTATAAACTTTGATAAGGAAACGCAAAATGGAAAAGTTATTCCGGAGTGCCGGTGTTGCTAGACATCTAGATGTCAGCGGTGGTAAGTTAAAAGTTAAGTTTGTCGCAGGCAACTTACAGAAGCGTATTGATCAACTGATCTATCACGGCTTCAAGGACATTGACATCATTGAACTTAAAAAGCCTATGACTAAAAAAGAGGCAGTGGAGTTCTTGCTTAAGATCAATTTTGATAATGGCAACGCTGAAGTTAGAGAGTGCCTGGAACTTGCTAATGGTCGCAAACTAACAGCATGGGGCAAGGACGATGAGCCTACACTTGAAGAACTACAATCAATGGTAGAGAGTCAACTGATCAATCCCATAGTCACTCCTACTCGTGAGAGTGCTCTTGCTAAGATCGCTGAGATCCGCAATCGCAAAAAAGACACGCCCACTAAAAAGCAGATTGAACAGCAACTGGCAGATTTAGACGATCAGCCCTACTAACTAAAAATGCCGGAGTGCCTAATAAGTGCTCCGGCAGATAAAATGAGAACACAATATCAATTACGAACAGAGATCACCAGTTTAGAGAATCGTCAAAAAGACATTGAATTTATGTTGAATAATCGTCGCGTTATTGTGGATGATGAATGGCGTATATTTGTCAGCGAGATCAAAGGCGAACATACAATCAACGCTGAACGCATTGGTAATCTACAATCTCAACTCAAATTATTAAAATTGGAAACAACATGAACAAAACAACATCAACAAGTTATATATTAGAGAACAAAAACTACGAAGATTGGCGCAAGCCAGGCTGGCGAAGTGTGGAGACCTATCCCACTTATGAATCAGCAAAAACTACATTGGATAAACTCAACAGTGATCAGCACTATTACAGTCGTTTCAGATTGGTAAAACGCACAATCACTGTTGAAGATGAATTGTTGGAAGGTGTGGAGCCCACACCTAAAAACTCCTAATCGACCTTGCCCAAGTTCGCTGGGTTCTACACCGTGTAGATCGAGTTTTAACCTGTGTGAGGCAGGGTGCGATTCACCTCACAACTAATGTTGGATAGTCAGAATCCAAAATTGTGATCAATTCTAAGTAAGCATCTAATTGATCACTGCCTTAAATTGCCCAGCGGTAAACTGGGTTCTGACATTTACCCTGAAAAGCCCTGTCCCGAGCAGGGCTTTTTTGTCTATAAAACAGGCGTTGTTTTTCCGCAACAATAAAGACCCAGCAGGTTGTAAGGTCTTTAAAAATGCGCTATAATAACACATACACAGAAAAAAGTGTATAATTTTTAAACTTTAAAAAGGACTGTAAAATGTTAAAATTCGCAAAAAAGTCAGTTAACGGTTGGAACACTCGTTATATCAATATGCTTAAAGTTCAAGAAGCATTGTGGGCACGTCAAGCCCGTGGCTTTACTCTAAACTTTGAAGAACGCAATTTTTTAGAAGAAGTTCAGAGTCTTCGTGCCGCTTACAATAAAACTACATTTGATGCCATTGCCGCAACTATTCCCAAAGAGCAGTTGACAACTTGGTAAAATCTTGCTATAATATATTTTTAACACACACAGGAGTCCATTATGACTTATCCCCGAGAACTAGACGCTGACTTTGCTAAATTAGACTGTCAGTATAATTCAGTGGCAGGCTATATTATGAACATCGCTAACGGTGAACACCGTGCGCTGATCGTTAATGGACCGCCCGGTGTAGGCAAGAGTGTTATGGTAGGCAAATTCCTGGCTCAGCATAAGACAGGCAGTCAGAAGATCGTGTCAGGTCATATGACTCTGCTATCACTTTATCACGCACTATATCAGCATAAAGAACGCGGACAGGTTTTAGTGTTAGACGACGTTGATTCAGTGTTCTCAAAGACTGAAGGTCTTAACATTTTAAAAGCGGCCATGGACACTACACCGCAACGCAGTATTAACTGGGAATCTACCACTGCTATGCTGAACGCACTGGGTCTGCCCACTCGCTTCAATTTTAACGGCGGTGTAGTGCTGATCACTAATGTGGGCTTCGGTGGTTCAGTGACCAAGCAGTTATCGCACTTGAACGCACTCAAAGATCGTGCTTACTGTATTCCCATCGCAGACGGTGGTAGTCAGAGTGCCTACAAGCAGATTGCCTACATGATCTATCAGCAAAATATGCTCAAGGACTATAACTTCAAAGATGAAGTCGTTGCTGAACTGCTGGACTACATTCACAGTAATTTAGATAACTTATACACAGTCAGTCTCAGGACTATGATCAAGTTAGCAGAGGTCTATCGTGTTAATCCCACTAACTGGCGTGATCTTGCTGACGCGGCATTTTTACGACATATTTGAGAGTGCCAGATTATGACAGACATGATTAAATTAGTCAACGGCACGGAAGTGTCAGCAGATGTATTTTATACTTGGAGTGATTACAAGCAACGGTGTAATCTCATTGGGTTCTCAGATGAACAAAAGGCAAAGATGTCAGCCTCTCGTAGAGGTCGTGTATTAACACCTGACTGGCGTGCTAAAATTGGTAATGCTCACAAAGGTAGAGAGGTCAGCGCAGAGACGCGGGCAAAGTTATCAGCAAATTATCGTAGACCTTGGTCTGAAGAGAGTAGTGCTAAATTGAGTGCTATTAAATCTACACCAGTAATGACACCTAATGGCTTATTCCCCAGTAGGAAGGCAGTTGCCAGAGCAGCCGGTGTGGGACCTGCGACTATAACAAGATGGATGCGTAAGTGGCCTGAACACTATTATTTTGTTAAAAAAGAGAGTGCCTAAAAATGAAAAAACAAATAAACTTCAGCACTCAACTTATCTGGGTATATGGTTTATTCGCTTTAGCAGGTTGGTTAAAAGATTGGACTACACAAGACTATATCGTTTTTAACTTATTTGCCATTGTGTTTAGTATTCTAAGTATTTTATCTCATCTCGAAGAAAATAAAAAATGATATTCCTAAGCAAAGAACAAGTTGAAGAACTCAACTATAAACAATGTGTCCAGCAAATGAAGTTGATAACAAAGACCTATAACTTGGAAAAGCCACTGACTGAATGCTGGACTGAAGTCTGGCCAGTGTTGGATGAACTGACAAATACAATTTTATATTTGGAGGATCGCATCACCAAGTTTGAAGATCCCAGAATTGCCAGCATGGACATGGAGGCTTAACTGTATATTGACATCATCGTTCCCAGACTGCCCTAAAAAGCAGTCTTTTTTTTAGGTCTAGCCAGCAGTCTATAAATACTGCTATGGAACAACAGCCAGAAGAATTAGCCACCAGTGAGCAGGAAATCACGGCTCTGAGTGATATAGAAATCATCTACTATATTGACGAGCCTGAACATGATCCCAGTAAGCGTGGCAACAAACCCAAACAACTTAAAGCACTGGAAGTAAAAGGCTTTGAAGTCGGTCGTGGGCTGAGAAAACGCATTGTCAATCCCGATGACGTCTACAAACTAGCCGCAATAGGAGCCACTGACAAAGAAATTGCCGCTTGGTTTGATGTTCAAATTAACACACTAAATTATACCTTCGCTGACATCATAGAAAAAGGTCGCCAGGAACTTAGACAAACTCTGCGTAAGGCTCAACTTAATCTAGCACTCAAAGGCAATGCCACCATGCTGATTTGGTTGGGCAAAAATATCTTGGGACAAAGTGATTTACCTTTAGAAACAGAAGCCAACCAACCCCTGCCCTGGACGGATGACGATGCCGCTGAGTAAGGCACAACAGGAAATCGTTGAAGCACCACAGAGATTCAAAGTAGTTGTGGCTGGTCGCCGTTTTGGTAAGACACACCTAGCCATTAGATGCCTCTGCCAATACGCACGAATTCCAGAACGTGAGATCTGGTATGTGGCTCCCACATATCGTCAGGCAAAGATGATTACCTGGAAAAAACTGCGTAAGAAGTTAGTGGAGTTGAAGTGGGCAAAGAAGATCAACGAAACAGAACTCAGCATCCAACTTAAAAACGGTTCAACCATAGCACTCAAAGGTGCGGACAACTATGACAGTTTGCGTGGTATAGGCTTGGACTATCTAGTCATCGACGAATTCGCTGACATCGATCCTGCGGCATGGTATGAAACTCTGCGTCCCACACTGTCAGACAAAGGTGGACACGCACTGTTCATTGGCACACCCAAGGGCATGAACTGGGCACATGACCTATACACACAGGGTGATAGTTATCCTGATGAGTGGCAGAGTTTTCAGTTTACCACACTGGAGGGCGGCAATGTGCCACCTGAGGAAGTTGAAGCCGCACGTCGCACCCTAGATGAAAAGACCTTCAATCAGGAATATTGTGCCACCTTTGAAACCTTTAGTGGGCGTGTGTTCTACGCATTTGACAGGAAGTATAACCACTTAGCCTACACCGCAGACAAGCCAGCCTACGAACTACACATCGGACTTGACTTCAATGTGGATCCAATGTCAGCAGTTATAGGTGTGAAGAAAGACAACATACTACACATCATAGATGAAATAAAAATCTATGGCAGCAACACTGACGAACTTGTTGATGAAATTAAAACACGCTATCCCACCCAGAGAATAATCTGCTATCCAGATCCTGCTGGAGCCGCCCGTAAGACTTCAGCGGGTGGTAGAACAGATCACACCATATTAAGAGCCGCAGGCTTTCAAGTTAAAGCACCACACAGCCACAATCTCGTTAGGGATGGAGTAAATGCTGTCAATGCTAAACTACGAAGTTCTTCGGGCATTACCACCCTGTATATTGACCCCCGTGTTAAATACTTGACTGAGTGTTTGGAAAAACACACTTATAAGGCTGGCACCAGTCAGCCCAGTAAGAATGAAGGCTGGGACCATATGACGGACGCACTACGCTATCTTGTGGATTATCTATATCCAATAAGACCTCAGACACAGCCACTGGAAGTTAAAATGTGGGGACATAAACTTGCTAGAGTATAATAGGATAACTCAATGATTAACCAAACACTAACCGATGACTTTCGCGCACTGACGCTGACCAACAATGAATATGCCCGCAACAGAGATCGCTGGAATTTCTTATATCAGAGTTTCGTGGGCGGCGAAGAGTATAGACAAGGCTTCCACTTAACTAGATATGCTCTGGAAACTGAGAGTGAATATCGCCAACGCCTCTACACCACGCCCCTGGATAACCACTGTGCCAGTGTTATATCCACCTACATTAGTTTCTTATTCCGTGAAGAGCCTGACAGAGATTTTGAATCCTGGGAGGGGCAACCTGATCTAGAATCATTCCTAGAGGACTGTGACTACGAAGGCAGAAGCCTGGACCAATTCATGAAAGATGTGGCAGTATGGACTAGTGTGTTTGGATCATGCTGGATCATGATGACCAAACCCAACATTGGTGCCACCACACTGGGACAGGAGATTGATGCTGGTGTGCGTCCCTATGTTAACCTAATGACACCCTTGGTGGTTTCTGAGTGGAAATACGAGCGTATGCCCACTGGTGCCTATGAATTAACCTACATCAAATACATTGAAGAAGTGGTTGACAAAATCTCAGTGATTAGACGCTGGTATAAGGATAGAATTGAAACTTGGATCGTTGATGACGAGAAAAAAGAAGCAGAGATGACTCGTGTTGAACCCAATCAACTGGGCATGATTCCTGCTGTGCTGGTCTACAATCGCAGAAGCGTGGTCAAAGGCATAGGCGTCAGTGATTTGACGGACATTGCGGACATACAAAAACTTATCTATAACCTAACATCAGAAAATGAGCAGAGCATCAGGCTTGATGGACATCCAACCTTGGTGGTTCCGCCCACAGCACAGTTAGGCAGTGGCGCAGGCGCACTTATCCAACTTCAAGAGGGCAGTGATCCCGGTCTCAACCCCTTCTACCTAAATCACGATGGTTCAGGTGTCTCCAGCATACACAGCAGTATAGACAAATTAGTGGAGAGCATTGACCGCATGGCACACACTGGTGGAGTGCGTGGTTCACAGAAATTTACACAGAGCGGAGTTGCCATGGAAGTGGAGTTCCAGTTATTAAATGCCAAACTCAGTGAGAAGGCGGATAACCTGGAACTGGCTGAGGAACAACTATGGCGGATATTTGGTGCCTATCAAGGTCGTGAGTGGGAAGGTGAAATTGAATACCCAGACAGTTTCAACATCCGTGATGAACAGCGTGAACTACAACAACTAGCCACAGCAAAATCAGCGGCAACCAACCCTAAAGTATTAGACATCATTGATGGACAGATTGCGGAATGCCTGGGTGAAGACCCAGCAGTGCTATTTGCCACTGATATGCGGGCAGGACAGGAAACTCTGCCAGCACAGCCAGTATTTGAACCACACCGTATGATCAATCCTGAAACTGGTGAAGAATTTATTGCTAGGTCAGAGGCTGAACACATTGCCTACATGGAACTGGGCTATGTTCATCCTGAAGAAGAAGAGTATGGCAGTTAACAGTTATCAGCCCACTGAAGCCATGGCGGCAGCCGCACGTCGTGGACTGCGACTGAGAGAAAATAGTAGTCCATCAAATCAGGGTGGCACAGCAGTGGGATTGGCAAGAGCCAGACAATTTGCCAACAAAGAAAGTGTAAGTTTAGATGTGGTTAAACGCACCTATAGTTTTTTAAGTCGGGCTAAGGTTTACTATAAACCAGGCACAAACACACCAGGCACACAGGCTTATCTACTCTGGGGCGGTCCAGCAGGACTGGTCTGGGCAAGGAACATTTTAGAAAAGGAGAGACAAGATGACTAATCCACTACCACAACGCGGTATGAGAACTAAGAAGAATAAAAACAAGCCACCAAAGAAGCGTTGATATGCTAATATGGGGTAAAAAGTAAGCACTATCAGTGTTTCCTATAAATATCACACATGACAGAAGGTTCTGTCACAAACAACAACACTCTGAAGGGAGGCGATGCGACGATGTCAGACAATACACCGGCCAACGAAGACACTGGGTCTTTAGACAACAACAACCAGGCACAAACTAAGACTTATACTGAAGAAGAAGTTAATGACATGATGGCTCGTTTAAAGGGCAGTCTAACTAAAAAACTTACCAAGCAGTGGGAAGACTTAGGCGATCCAGATGAACTGCGGTCTTTGAAACAAGATGCTGAAAGGCGCAAGTTAGAAGATCAGAAGAAACGGGGCGAGTTCGATGAAATCCTCCAATCTTTAGCGGCGAAGAAGGACGCAGAAATTAAAAAGCGTGATGAGATTATCAGAAACTACACAGTGGATTTACCCCTGGTCAATGCGGCAGCACAATTCCGTGCTGTAAATGCGGATCAAGTTAAAGCCTTGTTGAAGCCCAGAGTTAGACTCAATGACAGTGGTGATGTAGAAGTATTGGACGAAAAAGGTAGTGTGAAATACAACGACCAAGGCCAACCCTTCAAGGTAGAAGATTTAGTTCAATCATTTCTACAAGAGAATCCCCACTTTGTTGCGGCACCTCCCAGCACAACAAACACCCGTAGTAATTTTAATTCAAGTCAAAAACAAGTAGACCTTAAGAGTCTTGATATGCGTAATCCAGAACACAGGAAGTTATATCAGGAAGCAAGGTTCAAAAAATAATATAAAAGGATTTTATTATGACATTCCCAAGTAATAACAACACAAGCGAAAACAGCGAACTGTTTGCCAATTTCGTTGCTGACGCTGAGTTCGCAATGTATGACCAATCAATTGCCCGTCAATTGGTTAAGACTTTCACTGTTCCAATGAACAGCGGTAAAGTTGTTCAAGTTCCAGTCTGGGCCAGCATCACTGCTCAACGCCTAACAGACGAAGAAGTTGCCACAGCCAAGCAAACTGGCACAACTGCTCCTACAGTCACCCTGGCTGAGCACGTCGTTTACAATCAGATCACTGACGCACTACGCGATTCAGCCTATGGTGATGTAATGAGCGACTTGGCTATTCAAAGTGGCTTAGCCATTGGTGAAAGCGTGGACACAGAAGTGTTCAGCAAGTTCGCCAGCCTATCCAGCAACATTGGAAGCACCAGCACAGAGTTGACCACAGAGTTAATCATGAAAGCCGCAGCCACACTTCGTAGTGCCAAGGTTCAGGGTCCATACTACGCCGTGGTTCATCCGAATGCTGCCTTCAATCTTAAGAAAGTTCTAACACAGCAGATCACATACAGTGGTGGTGCCGCTCAGAACGGTGCTCTAAGCAATGTTGGTAATGCTGTTCTAGCAGGTGGCACAATTGGCAGCATCGGTGGCGTCACAGTCATCGAATCTCCATTAGTTGCTGAAGTCACAACAGGCGGTGCCACTGCTTATGTTGGTGCTGTATTTGCTCCTACTGCCATCGGTCTTGCTGAGCGTGGCGCATTAGATATGAACACATTATATCTACCTGCTAACCGTGCCACTGACATGGTATTGCGTCAATTCGCTGGTGCCGCAGTGATCCGTTCAACACACGGTGTTGCGATCACATCCGAAGGAACAATGTAATATTTCGTAATACTGGAGAACAATAATGGCCTACCCAAATAATTGGATCGTTGTCGGAGGAATCGTTAAATCATTCGCAGAATATCAAGATGTTCTAAAAATGGATCAACGACTGTTTGAAGCCAATGAAGGCCTTATTGAAGTTGACGTTGAGGATCAACTTATAAAGGGCACTACACGCATTTTATATTTGATCCGCAACACAGATTGGTGGCGTAGTTATTACATACGTCAATCAGGCAGTTCTCTAAGTCCCACAATCTTTACCAGCGGGTTAATCAGCCTGCCAACACCTGATCCCAACAAGATCCAGGCAAGGCAAGTTGATTTCACTGACCTATGTGTATTCTATACTCTGTTTGAGTATATACTACCCAAGGTTGCTGACTTCAGCAATGAAGACAATTCAGAAGTAAAGAAGATAGGCTTATACAAAGAAAAGTTTGGTAGACTATTTGATGAACTAATCCAAGACGGTGCTTGGTATGACTTTGATGGGACTGGAGCAATCTCAGCCGCAGAGAAAATGCCCACTGTGACAAACCTAAAGCGAGTTAGAGGATGAGAGCAGAACTGTTAACAGCACTTACCTCAGCAACCAGCACACTTACACAGTTTGCGG